ACTGGTCGAGCAGCAGAACGACCATCATTTAGATCACTACCAATAGTTTGTGATACATAAACACGACCACCAGTGTCATTAGTAGCAACTTTATATACAAAATCAGTTGTAGCAACCCTTCTGGACTGGTCACTTAGAGGTGGTGTGTCCGCTTGTGGGAAGAATGTAGTTCCAAAAGTAGGACTTGTAACGTCTGTATCTTCAAAGTTAACTAAGTTTGGAGCACGAAGATTCAACGCAGGGTTGATAATAGTATCAATATCAAGGTTTGTAACCTGTGCAGTGTCAGAAATGATAGAACGAGTAGTTCTAATCTGTCCTTCTACATCTAGCTCAAACTGAGGATCGTTAGTATTAACACCAACACGAACGTTCTGTTGTGCGTTTTTGTTTATGAATATTGCGTCTTTCTCTAATGCACCTTGACCAACAGATATTTCTAGTGAATCATCTCCTTGAATACTTAATGAACGAACTCTTTTATATGCTAGAGTTGCACCCGCTGTAATTACACTGTTCGCAGAACCTGTAAAAGTTAATGTATCATCAGTCGCTTTCGTTACTATAAATTCTCCATCTACCTCACCACCACTTGTGAAATCAATGTATAATTTATCTGTCCCTACGATACCATGTGCAACTGAAACTATAGTTCCTACACCCGCAGCAGTTCTACTGTAGGTGGCGTTGACCCAATTCCCCGTCGCTTTAGACCCAGATGCTTCAATCCTCTGTTGGTCGGTATTAATCTGAAAACTCATTTCGTTCCTATAAGGTTATGATACGACTGTTAATTCTAAGTTTCCTATCCACTTAACAGTAGATGAGGTTGTCACACTTGAGACTTGGAAAGTAAAGAATGGTGCTGAACCGATTTGTGTTGCAAATGGCACTACATTCCATGTTTCCTGACCTGGCGGATTGTTTCTAACGATGATCTTCCTTTCGGAAGCAACGGTAGGAATTCCTCCAGCTGTCGTAGTAATTACAAGATCAAATTTTGCTGCATAAACATATATATTTGTCGTCGTCTCTTGTCCAAAAACTGTAGCACTAGCAAAGGCAACAGAGTCATTTGCTAATGGTGGTGTGTTTCCTGCAAGAGGTGTGGTTCCATCTAATGATAACTGCTGTGTGTTATTAGCAGCATCGGTTTGTCTTTTAAGAATAAAAATATCTTTGTTTGCATCAGTAAAGTGATCGCTCACCATGTGCATTGCTGATATGTTTTTCAGAGCTCTAGAAGTGTTCAATACTTCAGTAGAATCTACTGCGTATCCTCCTATAGATGAAAAATTCTTAATTGGCATTGTCTTAGATTACCTAGAGGTTATTTATACCTTGACCTTTGTAGTTGTGAACCTACCAGTGAAGTTTGATGATGATGTAGCAGCACTAGATTTGTTTAGTGAAATAGTCACGTTACTACCAACAACACTAACAGTCGCATCCACCAAATTATTGTCAGATGTTACTGAGTTGGTAACTGTGGCATGTGCAGTTGTCCCTGCTGCAGCACAGACGACTGTAACCTCAAGCATATGGACTTTACCGTCATCACTCTCAATAGTTACAAGTGTTTTTGATCCTTTGAATTGTGATTTATCAAATGCAACTATACTTGCGGATGATGGGAATGATGTTAATTGACCACCTTCCACACGACAGTCATCTAGTTCCATGAATGTTGCAGTGGAATCAAATACTGTCAAGTAGTTTATTGTTCCTCCGTTCCATCCTCTGTTTATCTTCCATCCTGTTTCTGCTCCAATAGCATCTATATTGATGAATGGTTTAGAATCCATCTGTGTTATATACTCTTGCTGCAGAACATCTAATCTAGCAATTGCATTAGAACCGCCAGTGATACCATCAAGTTTGAATGTAACATCATTTGCAGGAGATTGACCACCCAATGCTGTTCCCGAAATTTGTATTGTCTCCCCAGATTCATATCCTGTTCCACCACTATTGATTGCGATAGATGTGATTGTTCCATTACTATCTGTTACGACATCAACAGTCAATCCATTACCTTCAATCTGTGCAGTAGTTCCAATACCTGTAAATGTTTGTGATGCAGTATATGCAGTAGCAGTTTGTGTAATAGTTGCTGCGTCAATACTAGAAGCAACACCTTGAGAAGGAACGTTACGTAATCTTAAACCACCATTGACTTCAATATCATTTTTACTTCTAACTGTAAATACACCAGATCCAAGGTTAGAAACTTGATATGGATTTGTTCCAAATGTTGTTCCATTTAAGATAAATCCACCATCAATCGTAGCAGTATGATCTGAGTCATACTTGGTGCCAGTCATATTAGGTCTGAATGACAGTGTGGTATTGTTAAGAGAAATGTTATTAACACCAGCTGCATAAAACTCAAATGTATCTTCGTCAGCACTTGGTGCAGACTCAGTTAATATGTAAGTATCTTGGTCAACGTCACGAACACCACCAAGAGATACAAAGTCAGTTCCATTGTAACCCTCAAACTGTAACTGTGTAGAGTTGAATCTGATAGCACCTGTAACACGATCTAACACATCAGGACGTTGGTTTGTAGTTCCTGCAGGAATTACAATAGATCCAGTAGAATCACAAAGGATACTAGATCCTGCTGATGGTTTTAATACAACACCTTGACCATCAATGTTTGATACAGTAACTGTTAAACCAGTTCCACCACCCGCTGCAGTGATTGTGATGATGTCTCCAATCTTATAGTTCTGACCTTTATCAGATACAACAACTGAGGAAAATGTGCCAGATGCAACGGTAACATCAACTGTCAATCCAGTTCCACTTCCACCTGTGGTTGCAGTTGCTGTGTATGTTCCATCAGTATATCCAGATCCAGTTCCTGTAACTGTCAATGCGGTAACTTGACCAAATGCTCTAGTTGCACCCGTGCTGTTATTTTGAATTATATTTTGTCTAATACGTAATTTTCCTGCATCTAAGTTACCAGAGAATATTGCAGTTCCAGATTGTGTTTCTAATTTGAATACTTCTGTAGTTCCGTCATCAACAATAAAGTCAACGTTTGCACCACCTTTAAATGTGAAATCTCCACCACCTTTGGTGTCAAAGGTTAGAGGGACGTCAATATCTGTTCCTGCAGTTGTCAAACTACCTGTATTTGATATCTCTAAGTTTGCACTTGCAGATCCAAGTATTAATTTAGGTGTGGTAGTGTCTACTTTTAAGAATGGTGTTGTTGAACCTAATGTTGAATTGACTTGCAATCCAACTGTATCAATACCAGTTCCCTTAAATGTTGTTGTTTCAGTTCCACCAGTTGTTATACCTAGAACGTCACCAGCTGATCTGAATAAACCTGTTGATGTTGAATTATCAAATCCTATGCTAGGTGCAGCTGCAGTTCCGTCCTTAAGTGTTATTGTTGCTCTCTCCATAGTGGAGTCAGCACCCGATACTGTTATACCACCACTAAAGGTTGCTCCTAAACTAAAAGTAGAAGTTCCAGTAACCGCTAGTCCTGCATTTAAGTTTGCAGTTGAAGATGTATTTAATCCTGTGAATGATGCAGTTCCAGATGCAGCAATATTCCAACTTGTTGCTGTCATCAAACCATCTGGTTGCAATGCTAATTGTGCACCACCAGTTTCACCAAGAGTTAAATTACCAGACTGTGTTAATTCTAATGACTTAACTGGGTTTAGTGTAGCAATTGAGAGTGTTAGTCCTGTTCCTTGAGTTGCAGCAGCACCACCGACAGGTCCTAATATTAATGTGTCAGCAAGTTCAAATGCTTGACCACCTACAGTTACAGCAGCTGCAGTGGCAAATCCTACATTGGATACTGTATATTGGAATCCACTTCCACCACCTCCACCAACTGTGGAATCATCAACACTAAGAATGTCTCCTATTTGATAACCTTCACCTGTTAATGAGATGTCAGATACAGTTGTAACACCAGTGCTTTGTGAATTTAATGTGTATTGGAAACCAGATCCAGATCCACCTAAGTCGTCTGCATCAGCGATCAATACATCATTGAGTTTATAATTATCTCCTTGTGTAGAAAGAACAACAGCAGTAACCTGACCACCAACTACGGTGACGTTTGCTACCATTTGATCACCACTTTGTCCTGCAGTTCCTGTAGTAAATGTAATAACGCCAGGTTCTGACATGCTTTGTCCGTGAACTGTGCAGACTATGTAAGAATCCTGTGATAATGCTGATACGCCAGGTCCTACAATGAGTTCATAGTAAGATCCTGCTTCGCCAGGCACCCTATATTGTCTACCTACAAATCCTGTAACTGCCTGTCCAATTCCTATTGGGTGATTGAGGTTGGAAGAATCACTAGTGTCAATTCTATATGTATTATCGTCTATAAGAGTTAAACTTTGACCCTCAACTCCGTTTATAAGATATCTGTTTACTGTTCCAGTAAATGTGTCAAGTGTTGATGTTGCATTTGATGTTCCACCTGTAATAGTATCAACTTGTGAGTCAGAAAATACTCCAGATACATTACTTACGTAAAGATATAATGCGTTAACGACAGTTACTGTTCCAGTAGCACCTGATGAACTACCTGTAACTGTTTCACCAACTTGATATGTTCCTGTAACACTAGAAATTTCTAACTTAGACCTAGACACAACTGTCATTGTGTAGGTTGTTGTTGCAGGGTTTCTAAGGTTTACAGAGTAACCACTTCCTGATGAGTCTGCATAACCAGATCCTGCAGCAGTGATAGTTCCTTGGAAACCAGGAACTACAAAGGTTGCAGTAGCACCAGTTCCACTTCCTCCTGTAAATGCTACGTTAGGATAAGATCCTGCTGTATATCCAGATCCAGATGCAGTAACAGTTCCAGTTAGTGATTGAATATCAATAGTAACTGTTGCTCCTGTTCCTCCACCATTGTTAATTGATACTGTTGGGGCAGTTTCATAACCCGCACCGCCAGAATCTAATGATATAGATGAAATTCTACCAGTTTGTTCATCTAATACAGGTGTTACTTGAGCTGGAGTTGTTGGATCTCCAGATAATTCTACTGATGGAAGACTTCTATAACCTAAACCTTGATCAGAGAGGGTCACAGATGCAATTTCATAACCTAAAACTGGGGTTCCTGCAGCATTTTGACCAGTTGTATCTCCAGTAGCAGCAGTAATTGTTGCACTAGGTGCAGATGTGTAGGTTCCTGCAGCGGTTATGCTTATACTATTGACCGATCTACCGAATAATGCGTTTGTAGATACACCAGCTCCAGTTCCAGAATCACTTACTGTAATTATTGGAGCACTTGCATATCCACTTCCTTTGTTTGATACTGCAATTGCTGTAATCGCTCCTGCAGATACAGTTATAGAACCTAAAACTGCTTGTTCTCCTTGGAAGAACATAGATCCATTACCAGTAGCTGATAATGATATTTCAGTTCCGTTATTTGCATTTGATGATGAGGATGCAACCTTAATTGTATTATCATCAACACGAATGGCAAAGTAATTTGTAGCAGTGGTTAGTCCACCAATTGCTGTTGCTGATGCATCAAGAGTTGTTGCATCATATGCGATTTGATCACCAGTCTCAAAAGTATGAGAAGTAATAGTGATTGTATTGTCAGTTGTGCTTACTGAGTCAGCTCCTGCAGCAAACGCTTGTTGAGGCGGTGCACTTACAGTTGCACTAACCGTTCCAGATGTATAGTTACTTCCTCCTGCAAGGATTTCAATTGCTTCTAATCTACCACCAGTTGCTAATATTGCAGTTCCTGCTGCAGCACCTGTGCTAAATGCTACATCTGGTTGTGCTGTATAACCTTCACCTCTATTTGATAGTGTAATTTTCTTTACTGTTCCAGATGCTGCAAGAGCAGTTGTTGCAGTTGCTTTTTGGAATGGTTCTGTGGTTATAGTTGTTGCTTGTTGTCCACCAGTATATCCAGATCCTGCACTTGTTACGTTAACAGTTCCTAATCCATTTTTAAGAACAACGAATGATCTTGTAGAGAAGTTAGATGCTTCTGATGATCCAAATACTGTGCTGCCATTAAAACCACCAATTTTTAGAGCACCTTGAACTGTGCTACCAAATGATATTGACTTGTTTACATCAAAGTAAATTGCTTCTTTAACGATTGTTTCAGCGTTAACAACAAAGTCTTCCTGACCAGAGGGGTCAACGATCACCTGACCTGTAGTAGAGGTCATGCTGTTGCCCGCAAATCTTAGATTGCCTGTCTCAATATATGCAGGGAATATATTAGTCGTTCCAGTTGAGTCACTTAATGTGATGTTCGCAGCTGATTGAGCTGTTGATGTAGCAGCAAATGATACGTTACCAGTTTCTTGGTCTACAGAGAATGCATCGCCAACACGGAAGTCTCCATCTTGGTCTGTGGAAGAGAATAGAACTTTACCTAAGTTTAATTCTTCTACCTCATTATTCTGCACAGCAAGAGATGGGTCATTCGTAAAGTCTGCACCAGAACCAACATAACCAAAGTTATGTGCTGTCAATATAAGTTTTACACCAGAACCATCCGCTTGAACACCCTTCTGTCCGTATACACATGCAGATGCTACTGAACGCATCTCGGCACCAAACTGAGAATAGTCAGCAGTGATAACAGATGTAGCAGTATCACCACCGCTAGATCTAATGTCAGATGTTCCACCAGAGACGTCTGTGAAGGTCGTAGAGGCGTCTGTTCCATTAGCATGTAGTAATAGAACGGTATTGATATCTGAACTATATTCTGATGTTGTAGGAGTAAATCCAGAAGTAAAACGAGCAGAACCTTTACTGATTCTTACTTCGTCAACATGTCCATTAAATGCTTGTGTAGGACTTGCTTGATAATCAGAACCTATGATGACAGGTTTGGTTGATCCATAATTGTTAGAGTCTGTATATGTGCCTAACTCAGTTCCATCTAAAAATAGTTTTGTTGTGCCACCACTTCTTGCCACTGCAACATGATAGAATGTGTTTGTTGCTAATGTTCCACCATTAATTTGTGATGTATTTCCTACTGCATAATGTAATGTAGTCCCATCAAGATAAACTGTAGGTGCTGTATCTGTAGCAGAATTATCTCTAAGATCAAATATTCTTTGTATGCCTGTTACGCTGCCAGGTCTTATGAATGCTTCTAAACACCAGTTTGATGTTCCAAATCCAAAGTCTTCATCACTTGGAACTTTTACGTTATCTTCAGTTCCGTCTAATAATATAGATGCGGTTCCAAACTTTTTCTGTGCTGTATCTAACTGTGAGTCACCAAATCTACTTAAAGTTTTAGCTGGTTTGTTGACTGTTGTAAATGCTCCAGTTCCTTTACCAGTAATGAATACATATGTGCCATCGTTACTCGCAACTACACCACGTGCAACTGCTTTCTTATAAGTGACGTTACCAGATGTTGTTCCAGATGCAGAACTATCTGTATATGTGAAAGTATTGTTATCTACCTTTGTGATCTGATAGAAGTTATCAGTTCCTGCACCACTAATGTGATCTGCATAGATGTAGTCATTAGTTGATAGACCATGTGCAGTTCTTGTCAGTGTAATTGTAGCACCAGATCTTGCATAAGTTCCTGACTGAAAACTATCTTCTAACTGATATGCAACCTCTGATGTAGAGAATGTTCCACTAACACCTCCAAATTTTAATCTAGTTTGTCCTGTGCCAGATTTACCAGTAGCACCTTGAACACCTTGAATACCGATAGATGCAAAATAGTTGAAACAATTCAACCACTCTACACGCATACCGTTAGTAATCTTTACACCAACCTGATTAGGTGTAATGAATGTGCACTCATTAAATAATACAGAACTATGCTGTGATGCAGATGCAATGTTTGCACCATCTAATAGAGCACCACGTCCTGCATCTCCCTGTGCATATCCATAAGGATCTGAACCAGATACTACACTACCTTTTGTTAATACAGTAATTCTCTCAACATAAGGACTCTGTGTAGAGTTCATGTTTGATACTACAACAAAAGCATATCCTTTATCATTGCCACTGTCGTAGAAAAAATCTTTAATTGTTAAGTCTGAGATATGTGCATCACCAGACAATATAAATGCGTTATTACTATTTGTAGCACCTGTAGGTTTTACAGATGTAGATCTTAAATTAGTTCCACGTAATGTAACACCATCCCCAATAGTCATTGGGAATACTTCTTGATATTCGCCAGGTGCAACTATAATAGTATCACCTGATGAGGCAGTCCCTAATGCCTTTGTAATAGTAAGAAAAGGTGTGTCGGGATGTAAACCACCGTTACCACCATTGGGAAGAGTATCATTATCTGAACCTACTGACGCAACATAATAAGTATTGCCCTGACCATTTGTAATGTCAGTAGACAACATTGTGGTCGTAACCTCACCCGTGTTGGGTTTTTGGTTAGCGACCTCTATTATATTTGATCCATTTCTAGCGTATAATTTCTTATCCGCTATATTAAGAGCGACTTCCCCGTCTTCTAAATTAGAAGTCGTCGGGACTGCTGCTGCTGTCGTCGATCTCTTTAGTTTGATTCTCGTTGCCATCTAAGTCATTCTCAGATTGTTGTTCAGTTTTCATACTATTTAACTGACTTTGTAAGTCTTGGATTTGTGCCTCCATCATTACATTTATCAGTGTCAATTCAGAAATTTTTTTTTGTAATGTGTTAATAACGATTTGTGCATTCATAATTGGTTAATATCAAAAAGTTCCACCGTCTATGGTGTCAGTCCATACAGGAACGCCAGCTGCTGTTACTGTAAGCACTTGGAAAGAAGTTGTTACGTCAGATCCTGTGCCAGGTGAACTCATGTTTGCCTCTGCAGTTACCTGTAAAGGATTTGTGCCATTACCATAAACAATACCGTTTGTAGTAAATGTTCCTGCACCTGTTCCTCCAAACTGAACCTCAAGGTCAGTATCGAGTTCTAGATCACCTAATACAACTGTTCCACGGTTTCCTGTAACACCAAACACAGTGTTTGTATCTGTTGCATTTTCAATGAATGTCCATGCACCAGCTCCATCACCACCACCTGTGCGGTCATAACCAAAGAAACCAAATTTATTAGTTCCAGAGTCATTATAGTGAACCTTAACACCACGATCTAATTGATCATCAGCACCACTCACAGTAACAAGAACAGAGTCATCTGCCATGTTCTGAGATAGGTTGTTACTTAAAGTAAGTGTTTTTGTTCCTGCGTTGATAGCAGAAATTGTTGTGTTACTAGGAATACCAGTTACTGAGGAGGTAACTGTGTCACCAACTTGTAATTGATCTACAGCATCTACAACAACTTGGTTTTGTCCACTACTTGCTGCTGCAGTCAGTGTGACAGGAGTTGTTGGATCTCCTAGTTCGATTGTAGGATCATTAACTGACATTGAAGCAGAGTTCACTGTAGTTGTAGTTCCATCAATCTGGAGGTCACCTTTAATAATAACAAGACCACCCGCATCAGTTGTAGGGTCAGGGTCAAGTATTAATTCTGTAACAGAGTTGATAGTTGTAAGTGAGTTGCCATCTAATTTAAGATTGTCAATCTCAATAGCACCAGTCTGTTGTGTATTACCAGTAATATTTGTTTGACCATTGAAGGTTACACCATTCTGGAATGTAGTTGTTGAGTTAACTGTAAGTGAGTCACCAGCTGCAGTTCCGATTGTTGCATTGTCGTCAACTTGTAGATCTTTGATCCATGCTGTTGCTGCAACACCGATACCACCTGCAAATGTAACACCCGCAGTTGCTACGTTAGAAGCATCTGTGGTATTTGCAAAGTTTACTTTACTTGTTGATGTGGTTCCAACTTCAATGTCTGCACCATCAATCTTTAATTTATCACTTGTTGTCTCGTCATATACTATAGAAGCATCTTTGTTATTACCAAAGATTAGTTTCATATCGTCAGCGATACGCAAGTCGGGGGTTCCTGCTACTCGCTTAACGTCTAAAACTGCGTCTGAGTCATTGTATACAAGTTCTATATCACCTGTAGTTCCAAACTCTACTTCTTGTCCATCTTCAATTACAATCTTACCTGTGCCATTTGCACGGAAGATAAGATCAGCATCTGTTGTAGAAGTTGTGATTACGTTAGCATTTAACTCAAGGTCATCTACTAACCATTGGTCTATCTTCGAGTTACTATCTACAATAACTGAAGAACTTGCTGTAAGTGTGCCATGCACATGATCCAGTAGATCTGTAAAGTATCTACCACCTACAATCTGTGCAGCACCATTGTTGTCTCCAACAAATAATCTGTCACCCGCATTTGCTTGCGTTCCATTTGCACCAGTAGTAACGGCTAACTCACCGAACGTAATAGTGCCAGGTG